GAGCAAGTCGTGGAGAAGAAAGGCGACATCCGCCGCATCTCGCTGAACCTCCACCGCAGCGACCAGTTCCTCTACGACCACCAGCGCGACATGATCGAAATCTGGCACGTCTACAGGAAGGAACACGACGACCGCACCAAGGCCATGCGCGTCACCCGCACCGTCCTCAGCTACCACGTTCCCGACCGCACTGCCGTCCACGACATCCTGCCCTACGCCCACGCGCTCTATCCCTTCGTCGAGCTGCCCCGCGAACGCGCCTCGCGCCCTATCCTTGAGTCCCGCGGCGTGCCGGAGATCGTCCAAACCGCCCAGGAAGAAGTCAAAATCCAACGCGACATGCGAGGCGACCGCGCCAGTATCGTCACTTTGCCCCCGCTCAAAACCAGCGCCGCGCGCGGCAAGATGGACCTCATCCTCGGCCCCGGCGTCCAAATCCCTGAGCGCCGTCCCGGCGAGATCACTTGGATGACCCCGCCGCAGCCTGACGCCGGCAGCATCGAAGTCGAAATGTCCATCCGCAACGACGTGGACAACTACTTCGGCCGCATCAGCGAAGCCGTCCCGCCGCAACGCTACATGCTGCACACCCAAGAGCTGGTCGATTCGTGGCTCCTCGACATGAAGCTGTGTCTGGTTCAGACGCTTTCGCTCTGTCAACAATACATGACCGAGGAAGAAGTCGCCCGCGTCACCGGCAACCCCAATCTCCCGCTCGCCGCCAGTCCTAATGACATTCGCGGCCGCTTCGACGTGACCTGCGAGTTCGACGCCCGCAACTTGGACAGCGAAGCCCTCGCTGCCAAAATGGATTTCTACGCGAAAGTGTTGGTCCCGCTTGACCAATTCGGCGTGGTGGACCGCGCAGGGTTAATCAAGGTCATGGCCCAAGCCGTAGACCCAAATCTCGCCGGCATCCTCATCAAAGACATCGGCCAAGCCACCGCAGCCGAGCAAGAAGACGAACAAGGCGCCTTCGCCAAAATCGCCGCAGGCACCGAGCCGCCGCTCAAAGAAGGCGGACAAAACGCGCAGGTAAGGCTGCAAACCTTGCAGCAAATCATCCAGAGCAATCCCGCCGTCCAACAGCGCTACGCCCAAGACGAAATCTTCCGCAAGATGATCGACGCCCGCGCACAAGCCTTCCAGTTCCAGCTCCAGCAGCAACAAAACGCCGTAATCGGCCGCACCGGCGCGCAACCCGCGCTGCAAAAGATGGCGCAAGACCAGCAACTCGGCATGTCCGCCGCGCCAGTCTCTTAATGCTCCTGCTGCCACCTGCCAACTGACCACTGCCAACTTCCCCATCCCATGCATCCCAACGTCTCAGTCAGAAACATCGCCGGTCTAAACATCCCGCAGCACAACGCGGTTGAGCTGAATTACGTCTCCACGACAAACAATCTTTCCACGGTGGTCTACAAAGAAGGCAGCCAGACAGTCGCCACGCTCACCTTCACGTATGTCGGCGGCACGCCGTCATCGGACGACGCCCGCATCGCCACCGTCGTCCGCTCATGAGCTCTTCGTCTTTTAGTCTCTTAGTCTCTTAGTCTTCCTATGTCTTTCGCTTTCAATCCGCTGACCGGCAACTTCGACCTCAAGGGGTCCGGCGGCGGCGGCGCGTCCTACATCGACGGCGAGGTTGCGACTTATGCGGATCTCCCGCTCGACGGCTCGGCCGCGCTCAACAGCGCATGGCTCGTCCGCACGGCCAGCGGCGTCTGGCCGGTTAGCCGCAAGCAGGCGGGCATTTACATCCGCACGGCGACCGGCGGCAGCAGCAGGGACGCCGATTACACCTACGCTGGCACCATGCCGGATGTGTTCAGCGATGCGCAGTTCACTCTCTACGGAGACGTGGACTCCACGAAAAACGTAAAGTTCAACGTAGACGCCCAAGTCGGCGCAAACCAAACCCGCGTAATTACAGTCCCAAACAAAAACATCACACTGGACGACGCAGGCGACTCTCGGACACCAACCAGCCACGCCGCAAGTCACGCCGCAGGGGGAAGTGATCCTGTGTTTGATCAGGACTTAAATACTGACAGCGATCCGCAATTTAATTCAGTAACAGCAACAGACGCTTATCTTGGCACGTTTGAAGTCGCGGGGGTAACACCAAACCGCATGACATTCAGCGGCGATGAGGGGATCACATTTTATGGAGATACAGGTTCGGCAACCCGCACCAACCTCGGCGCAGCCGCCTCTGGCTCCATCACTTCATCGGGCCTCACGCAAGCCACGGCGCGTCTAATCGGAAGGACGAGCAGCGGCACAGGTGCCGTTGAAGAAATCACAGTCGGCACGGGCCTTATGCTGTCGGCGGGGGAGCTTTCGGCAACGGCTTCGGGCGGCATCGGCGGCGGCACAGGCTCCACCGATAATTCTATTTTGCGGAGTGACGGCACGGGGGGCAGCACGTTGCAGGCGAGCGGACTCGTCATCGAAGATACAGTGACCGCCTTCACCACCGTCACGGGAGATGCTGCCACCGACATCATCACCGCCACAGGATCGGCGTTTGCCAACGGCCAGCGGGTGCGCTTTACCTCCCTCACTGGAGGCGCGGGGCTTAACACCACTACAAACTATTTCGTCATCAACGTCAGCGGGGCGACCTTCCAGTTGTCCACCACGGATGGCGGGTCGGCCTCGCTCTTTACGACCAACATCACGGCGGGCACATTGCTCACGGGCCATGCCGTGCAAACATTGGTGCGCGTGTCCAATGTCGCCAGCGATACCAATTCGGCGCTGGTTTTAAGTCCAAAAGGCGGCGGCGCGTTTGTGCTGGGGCCGCAGCCTGACGCAAGCAGCAGCGGAGGAAATGCGCGAGGCGTCAGCGCCGTCGAGCTTCAAATGGTTCGCACCTCGGCAACTGCCGTTGCGTCAGGCGAGCGGGCGTTCATTGGGGGAGGCGCAAATAATACAGGCAGCGGGCCAGATTCGGTTTGCTGCGGCGGCACGGGCAACACGGCAAGCGGATTCTTGGCGGGCATATTTTCTGGTCGCAACAATACGGCCAGCGGCGACCGCTCAATGGCGGCGGGCGATGCAAATACCTCAAGCGGAACCAACAGTTTTGCTTTGGGGCAATCGAACACGGCTTCAGCGACCAACTCGGTGGCGCTTGGCGAGAGATCTGTTGCGGATCGGCGCGGTTTGTTTGCCCACGCATCTTCAAATTTTGCCGCCAACGGAGACGCGCAAAGAATCCGCGCCGTCCTGCGCTGCAAAACTACCACCAACGCCGCCGTGGAAATGGCGCTCGACGGCAGCACGACTTATCTCACCATCCCCAGCGGCAAGGTCATTTTCTGCAACATCAAGGTGGTCGGCGTAAAGTCAGACGGCTCGGCAGTCGCAACCTACGAGCGGCAATACGCCGCCAAGAACGTGGCAGGCACAAGCTCGGAGGTTTATGCTGCCGTAACGATTGGCGTGGACAACGCCTCATCGACATCTCTGGAAGTCGCAACGGTGGACGCAGGCGACTACATCCGCATCCGCCCAACTGGAATCACATCCGAAACGTGGCGCTGGGTCGCCAGCGTGGACGCCGTGGAGGTCGCATATGGAAGCTAATCAAATGTTCACGGTCGGCCTCGTTCCGTCACATCAACTCGTCAGCCTGCTTACGGATGACGAAGGCAACTGGCGCGATGTGCCAGAGGGCGAGACCGTTGTGCCGCTGGTCAAAATCCCGAAGCCCGAAGCAGGCGCATGGGAGCCGAATGTTGTCTGGTTCGCGGATCGCGTCGAGCGGCAATGGGTGGAGGGAACGCCTGCGCCTGTGCCGACAATCACCGCCGAACAAGCCGTCAGCCAATACTTCAGCGCCTACCAAATCGCCGCCCTGCAACGCCTCGAAATGGCCCTACTCCAAGAAGGCAAGCCCCTCGGCCCGAAGATGACCGCCTGCAAGCAATGGCTGGAATCCGTGATGCTTGGCTGGGCGCTATCGCCTGTCGCAAAGCCCCAAAGTGACTATGGCCAGCCAAGTGTAACTTTTGAGGAAGCGTCGGCCGAAGCAGTCCAGTCATTAAACGAACAATGAGGACCGTAACTCTACAGTCTATCCTGCTCCGCGCATGGCAACGTGTCGGCAACGACGCCAGCACCATCGACGCAATCCCATCCGGCGCCAGAACCATGATGACCGCCGCCGCCAACGAACGCATCGCCGACTGCTGGGAGTGGGCCGATTGGCCAGAACTTATGCGCGTCGAGGAGCGCACCGTCGAAGGCAACGACACGACCGGCTACTTCATTCCTTACGAGCAGGTGGGTCAGCAAGTGATGGGCGAAGTCTTCGCCGTCCTGCGCGACAACCCTGCAACCCACGTTGCTCCCCGCGCCATCGGCTACACGCTACTTGGCGACAACGTCCGCTTTCCGCAGAGCACCGATTTGCCCACGACCGTCTGGGTCAACTACCGCATCCGCCCGACCGAATACTCAGCAAGCAACCTCACCGCGACAGTTCCCGCCGTCATCGCAAAAGCAGTCGGCTACCTGCTGACATCGGATCTTCTCAGCGAAGACGGCCAGCTCGACAAGGCTCTGGCCATGGAACAGATGGCCGAGTCTGAGCTGATCTCGCAGCGCGACAAATACTATTTCCAGCAGGGCCAACCCTCCATGTGGACCGCCCGCGTCAACCAATACTAATCCTATGAACCCTAACGTCAGAACAACGAACAAAGCCAACGGCGTCCGCCTCATCTCCGACACCACGGCTGTCACCGGAACATTCAGCGTTGTCGAGAGCCTCGACGCTGCGACCAAGTTCCACACGCTCGCAGGCAACCAGACCAACGTGGCGAACACGACCAGCGGCAGCGCCTATGCGTTTCCAGTCGGCACCGCCATTGAGGGCAGCTTCACCGAGATCAAACTGCACGCCGGTGCCGTGCTTGCATACTTGAAGTAACGCATCTGAGGAGCCGCGCGATGAGCTTGCAGTATTTTCATCACAATTTCACGACAACGGAAAAAGGCGTCATCGGCACGGCCACGTCTATCGGCTCCTCAGTGTTCAGCATGCTGCCCCATTTGGAAGCAACCCTCCGTATAGGCGGACTAATTATAGGAATTTTGGTCGGACTGGCCACGCTCATCAGCGTCCTGCACGACATCAGAAAGAAACAGAAAGAACTAAAATAATATGCGTAACTGGAAAACCTCACTCCTCGGAGCGCTCACAATCATTGCATCACTCAGCACCGCCGGACGCGAATTTCTGGCCAGCGGCCAAGTGCCGGACATCGGCCTCGTTGCCGCAAGTCTACTTGCGGGCTGGGGGCTAATTGTTGCGAAGGATTCGACCGCCCGCCTCTGACTCCATGAGCGTCCGCGTCACAAAACTCATTGCAGTTGCGATCCTCGCCGTGAGCTGGGCTGTCGCTGCGGCTGGCTGCGTCACGCTCGGCTATGACTTCGTGAAGCAGCAAGCCACCGTCACCGTCAATCCGCCGCCCAAAGGCCACGCGAAGTAACCATGTGGAAGTGGATCAAGAGACTATTTGGAAAGCCGTCCGC